CTTCAAATCCGTAACCCTTTCCCCATTTGGATTTATCTCCGATCATGATGCCAATATTGGCAGTCGCATTCGGCCAATCGGCGTGTATTGTTATTGATCCTATTGCCAAACTATCCTCGCAAATTAGCAAAAAATCTCGGTCTTCCACGGGTGAGGCTAGATATTTTTCTTGACTGATCAATGTATGAGGATGGTGTCTTTGATCTGAATATTTCACGACTTCCGGATCATTGAGCCAACCAACCATGGCTTCTATATCCGGGGCTAATGGTGGCCTCCCTATAGTTAGTCGCTTTGTTCTCATTTCTTCTTCTTCGCTCCGATCCTTAGAACCGAAGGTCTTGCCGCAATCTTATCTTTCTCTGAATCAATAATGTGCCCGGTCAGGACATAGAGCCATTCTGTTATTGCCAGCACCGCTTCGGCATTAGCGTCGAAGCCTCCAAGGTTACGGCGCTTGACCACGAGGGCCATCATGTCTTTTTCGATCTTGAGAAGATCATCAATGCGCATTTTGATTCTCCATTTATGTATCCCAATATGTACTACATTGATTGCATAACAAACAAAGATTATTGTTAGCTCCCCACAGGGAAATTCATCGTATGGCCGAAGTAATTGACAGGGCACAGATTGCTCGAAATGCCATCGCCAGACTTGGAGAGGTCAAGGAAGCTCCGAGATTCGAAGGCAGTCTGATAGACTTCGCTGAATACGTTTGGCCTGTCGTTGAGCCCGCTATTCCGTTCGTCAAAGGATGGGCTATTGAGGCTATTGCCGAACATCTGGAAGCTGTGACCAGCGGGCAGATCAAGCGCCTGCTGATGAATGTTCCGCCTGGATTCACCAAATCCCTTATGACTGACGTATTCTGGCCTGCTTGGGAGTGGGGGCCAAAGAATATGCCATGGCTGCGGTATGTCTGCGCCTCCTACTCTAACCATCTGACAGAGCGCGATAATATGCGGTGCCGCAATATCGTGACTTCCGACCGTTATCAGTCCCTCTGGGGCAGGAGATTCAAGATCTCCAATGAACAGTTCACTAAGATAAAGTTCGCAAATAACAAAACTGGGTGGAAACTGGCTACCTCTGTCGGAGGCATTGGCGTCGGAGAAAGAGGAGATCGCTTTATTATCGACGATCCCAATAATACTATGGATATGGAGTCCGAACCAGTCAGGCATACCACTAATATGTGGTTCACAGAGGTTGTTCCGGACCGTCTCAACAACCCAGAATTGAGTGCTATCGTTATTATTCAACAAAGGCTCCATGAAGATGATGTTAGTGGAATCGCACTTTCGAGAAACATGGGGTACACGCACTTGATGATCCCGATGGAACATGACGTATCCCGCCACTGTGTGTCAGTTTTGGGGCAGAATAGTGACGGAATAAAGAAGTTGTGGGAAGACCCCAGAAAAGATGATGGGGAGTTGGCTTGGCCGCATCGATTTACTCAGAAGGTCTGCGATGACCTAAAAAGGGATAAAGGGCCTCACGCCTGGGCCGGTCAATACATGCAAAGCCCTGAGCCTCGTGGCGGTGCCATCATCAAACGGGCTTTTTGGCAACTATGGGAAGAGCCGAAATACCCTTCTTTTGAGTTTATTCTCGGTTCTTTAGATACAGCCTATACGGCTAAAGAAGAAAACGACGCCTCTGCCCTTACTATTTGGGGGGTATTCCGTGATATCAATGGTAATCCTAAAATGATGTTGGTTTACGCTTGGCAGGAAAGATTGGAATTTCATCAATTATTCCAACGTGTTATAGATACTTGCACAATAAGTCAGAAACCCAAGGATCACCCTCAATACGCAGTAGACCGCCTATTGGTCGAGGCCAAAGCCAGTGGAATGTCCATTGGGCAGGAACTCCATAGGCTGGTCCGTGGAACCGGGAAATTGGGCATAGAGCTGATAAACCCGACAGTATACGGTGATAAAGTAGCCAGGGTTCAGTCTATCCAGCATCTATTCGCTGACGAGATGATCTATGCCCCTGATCGTTCTTTCGCTGATATGGTCATTGATCAGTGCGCGGTTTTCCCCAAAGGATCCAGAGATGACTTGGTGGATTCAACCTCTCAGGCATTAAGATACCTTAGAGATGCTGGGTTCGCCCTTAAGCGCGAAGAACATGCTATGGAAGTTGCAGATGAATTAATGTATCGTAGCCCAAGCAGCAACGCTCCTTTATATCCAGGGTAGATAATGGCTATTAAATCCAACAGTCTTGCTCTTGAGGATGATCCCGCAAGGATTCTTCCTCCCGCATTGACGTTGGTTAAAGCCAATAGCGATAATAATGATACTCCTAAAGTATCAATGGAAGATGGTGCCCTTAAGATCGAACATGATGATGGGTCTGTAACCATAGATCTGGAGCCACCAGAAGAGTCCGGTCCAGAGGATGAAGAGTTTAGTAAAAATCTAGCTAAATTCATGCCTACAGATGAATTGGACTCGATTGCCACGAGTCTCATTGAAGGCATCGATAGAGATAACGAATCTCGCAAGGATTGGCTCGAAACCAGAGCCATGGGCATTAGCCTATTAGGGCTTAAGCTAGAGAAGCCGCGCTCCGATGCTGGCTCTGGTTCTGCTCCCCTGGAAGGAATGTCTACCGTCAGGCACCCATTGCTGTTGGAAGCCACGGTTAATTTCCAAGCTACAGCCAGAGCGGAGCTTCTTCCTGCTTCAGGCCCAGTTAAAATCAGGAATGATTCGACTACTCCTCCAAAACAAGTAATGCAGGAAACATCTGCGGCTAAGGAACTAGCCGATAGTATGCAATCCAAGGATGAGCTTTCCCAAGCCCTGGAGAAAGATCTTAATCATTATCTTACTGCGATTGCGACTGAGTATGTTCCTGACACTGACCGAATGTTATTCTATGTCGGATTCGGCGGTGATGGATTTAAGAAGGTTTATAATTGCCCATTGCGGCGTAGGCCGGTGTCTGAGTCCATTTATGCTGAAGACTTGATTATTTCCAACACTGCAACCGACCTACGCAATTCTGGCCGCGTTACTCATCGGATCAAGATGAGGCAATCGACTCTCAAGCGTATGCAGATTCTTGGTGCATACCGAGATATCGATCTGAGTACGCCTAATACGCCGAATCTTACAGTGGTTGATAAGAAACTGGCTGAGATTTCTGGCGTCTCTGAATTAAATAAGCGCCCAGAAGATCGAGATTATGAAGTTTATGAAACCTATTGCGAGCTAGATCTTGATGATTATGCCCCAGACGAATTCAAGGGCAAGGGGCTGCCTCTTCCATATCGAGTCACAATTGAAAAGGACTCACGTCAAGTTCTTGATATAAGGCGGAACTGGAAAGAAGATGACGACCAATGCCTCGCCAAGCATTATTTCGTCCAATATCCGTTTATTCGCGGTCTTGGATTCTATGGTCTTGGATTCATTCATCTGCTGGGTAACACCACTAATGCGCTTACAGCAGCTTGGCGTGAGACTCTTGATGCAGGCATGTTCTCCAACTTCCCTGGATTTATTTATGCCAAGGGTGCTGGGCGACAACTTACCAATCAGTTCCGGGTTCCTCCAGGAGGAGGAGTAGGCATCGATGTCGGAGCGCAACAAAGTATTCGCGATGCCATCATGCCATTACCATACAAAGAGGTTGGAGCTTCTTTTTCAGGATTCATCACTCATATCGAGGAAGTTGGTCGCAGGCTGGCCGCGACCGGAAGCGTCAATGTCGGCGAGGGTAAGCAAGACGCCCCAGTTGGCACAACCCTCGCCCTTATTGAGCAAGGCTCGAAGGTTATGGATTCAGCGCACAAGCGCCTCCATGCCGCCCAAGCCGAAGAATTCAAACTCCTGAAGGAACGCTTCCAGGAAGACCCAGAAGCATTTTGGCGGCATAACAAGAAATGCACCATTCAGTGGAAGAAACAGCAGTTTCTTGATGCCTTGAATAACTGTGATCTCGTTCCCGTAGCAGATCCGAATAACCCGACTTCACTGCATCGCTTGGCTAAGGGCGCTATTATTAAACAATTGCAAGCAGCCAATCAGGCACTTTACGACCCAGTGGCTGTTGATATGAGAGTAATGCGGATTTCGGATATTGATCCGGAGGGGTTGTTCAGGCCGACTCCTGCGCCTGCTCCACCAGACCCGCGCATGGTAGCCATCAAGGAGAAGGCTAAAGCTCAAGATCAAATGAGCAAGATCCAGCTTATGGAGACTCAGATCAGGGCGGCTACCGCCGCCGCTGCGGTGGAAGACAAGTCCAAGGATCGGGAGTCCAGGGAACGTATTGAGCAGATGAAGATCGAGCTTCAAAAGCTTGATACTGAACAATCTGCAATTCAGCATAAGAATGATGAAGAAAAGGTTTATGCCCGGTTAATGCACGAGCTTAATGTTAAAGCCCAACTTGCCCAGCACGGCGCTCAGGTTGAAGCAGTTACCGCGCAGCATGGGTTAAATATGGACGCCGCAGAAACAGGGCATGGACTACAGGTAAACGCGGCAAAAACCGCCCATGAACAGCAGATGGCCCGAGAGCGTCATGATGCTGAAAAACAGCGGTCAGATGAAAAGCATCAGCAGGATATGGCTCACGCTAGAGAACTGCACCAGCATAAACTTGAGGCCGCTAAACAAATGGCGAAAGCTAAACCAAAAGCGAAGAAAGATTAACCATGGCACATCCATACGCTAAATTCAGTAACACAGGAGCTGCTAGAGCGGCGCAGTTTACAAAATCCTACGCCGCTGGTGGGTCTGTTCAAAAATTTGCTGTTGGCG